AGATATTCGCAATACCAGAAGATATACAAAATAAAATTAACGAACAAATTTTAAAAGAGACTACTTAAATTATGGAAATTAAATTATCAAAAGAAAATCTAGAAGGCAAAAAACTATTTGTTGCTACACCAATGTATGGCGGTAGTTGTCTTGGTGCTTATATGAAGTCTTGTTTAGACTTACAAATGGCCGGATTACAATATGGATTGGAAATTAAATTCTCGTTCTTATTTAATGAAAGTTTAATTCAGCGAGCAAGAAATTATTTGGTTGATGAATTTTTACGTTCTGATTGTTCTCATATGATGTTTATTGATGCTGATATTGGTTTTAATGCAATGGATGTTATTGCCATGTTAGTATTAGATAAAGATATTATTGGCGCTCCGTACCCAAAGAAAACTATTAAATGGGAAAATATTAAAAAGGCAATTATTAAAAATCCTAATATTTCGACTGGAGAATTAGAGAGATTAGGTGGAGATATTGTATTTAATCCTGTTGCTGGAACTAAACAGTTTAATGTTACTGAGCCATTACAAGTTCTTGAGATTGGAACTGGTATGATGATGATTCGTAAAGATGTTCTATCTAAATTTAAAGAAGCGTTTCCGCAATATGAATATACGCCCGATCATGTTGGAACTCAACATTTTGGTGGTGATAGAAAAATTCATTCGTATTTTAACGTTGAAATTGATGAAGAATCTAATCGCGTATTAAGCGAAGATTATCACTTCTGTCAACAATGTAGAAAAATCGGAATTGAAGTTTGGATGGCGCCATGGGTTAACTGTTTACATGTCGGAAGCTATCAGTTCCAAGGTAATTTACCAGCTGTAGCAAATTATCTCGGCGAACTGTAAAATAATTTAAAAAAGTGCTTGACTTTATAGAGGTGTTAATATATAATACCTCTATACTAAAAAAGTTAGAAATAATTTTAAAAAAGTTGTAAAAATTGACTAAATAGAATAAAGTATTTTTATAAATAGGTACTTTACCAAGAATATTTGCCTCTTTAGTATAATGGCTATTACAGTTGACTTGTAATCTTCAGATCTCAGTTCGATTCTGGGAAGAGGCTCCAAATTATTACTCCCATTAGCTCAGTCTGGTAGAGCGATCCGTTTGGGGCGGATAGGTCGGCAGTTCGAATCTGTCATGGGAGACCAAATGTTTATTGAGAATTATATTATGATTATTGGATTACTTGGTTTTATTGGTTCCGGAAAAGGAACTGCTGGCGATATTTTAGTAGAAAATGATTTTACTGCTTTATCCTTTGCTGGTTCGTTAAAGGATGCAGTATCTTCTATTTTTGGTTGGGATAGAGCTCTATTAGAAGGTGATACTGAAGAATCGCGAGTTTTTCGTGAAACTGTTGATAATTTTTGGTCAGTTAAATTTGGTAAATCTATAACGCCTAGATATATTTTACAGTATTTTGGTACAGAAGTTTGTAGAAATAATTTACTTGATAGTATTTGGGTTGATTCTCTAGAAAGAAAAATTCAACAGTATGATAATGTAGTTATTACTGATGTTAGATTTAAAAATGAAATTAGTTTTTTAAGGTCTATTGGGGCTAAATTTATACATATTGACAGAAAAGAAACGCGACCTGAATGGTATGGATTTCTTGACTCAGTAGATAGACCTGTATTTGTAGCTTATGCTGAAGCTAGAGATATTCATAAATCTGAATATGAATGGTATAGTAATCCTCATATTGACTATATAATTCAAAATAATGGAACTCTACAAGAATTAGAGCTAAAAATATTAGATGTAATTGTAAATAATTAAATATGATTTCTAAATATCTAACACAAATACAAAATGACGGGTTACAAATAGATGTTGTTTATGATATTGGCGCTCATCAAGGTAGTTGGTCTAGTTATTTAAAATCCAACGTTTTACCTGTTAGCGATTTTTATTTATTTGAAGCTGACTCAATACATCAGTCGTCTTTAGAAGAATTAGGTTTTCCATATTTTATTGGAGTATTAAGTAATCCTGGGAGAAAATTTGTTGAGTTTTATAACACAAATTCAACTGATTGTAGCACTGGTAGTTCTTATTATAAAGAAAATACTGTTTATTATGATAATTTTTCTGCAGTTAAATTTCCTTGTACAACGTTAGAATCACTTATAATTGAATATGGTTTACCAATACCTAATCTACTGAAAATAGATACGCAAGGTTCTGAATTAGATATTTTGCGCGGCGTTGAATCATATATAGATAATATTGATTTGATATATTTAGAATGCCCTATAATTAAATATAACATTCATGCTCCATCTATTCAAGATTATATAGATTATATGAAAGAAAAAGGATTTATTCCTACTGAAGTAATGGAAATCCATAGATATGAACATGTATTATTACAAATAGATATTATGTTTATTAATTGCGCAACAAAAGAATGGCTTTATGGTCCAACTGAATTTAGTCGACCTTTAGTTTAAAAGATAATTCCCTAGTAGCTCAGTGGTAGAGCTGACGGCTGTTAACCGTCCGGTCGGTGGTTCGAACCCATCCTAGGGAGCCAAATAAGACCCATTAGGTGTGACTATGACGGAATTGGTAGACGTCCTCGATTGTGATTCGAGATTTTGTGGGTTCAAGTCCCACTAGTCACCCCTAATGGGTTTAAAAAATAATTGTCGCTATCGTCTATCGGTTAGGACACAAGATTTTCATTCTTGTAAGCGGGGTTCGATTCCCCGTAGCGACGCCAATATTGGGTAGGTAGTTTAATTGGATAAAACATGTGCCTCCAAAACACAAAGATGAGAGTTCGAATCTTTCTCTGCCCGCCAATTAATTTAATACGAGGAAGTTATGAAAACTTTATTTTTGATTATTTTATGTTTATTTGTAACAGGTTGTGCTAGTTCTGGTGATTTAGCTAAATTACAGGATGATCATGCTGCTTTAACTGCAAAAGTTGAATCTTTAACAACTTCAAATAAACAGTGCGATAAAAAATTAGATAATTTCTTCAAAAAAGTTCAGAAGAAATAATTTATGCCCCTTTAGCTCAATGGTTAGAGCGTCCGACTCATAATCGGTTGGTTCTAGGTTCAAGTCCTAGGAGGGGCACCAAATATTGCGGGATTGGTATATAGGTTGTGCCTTAGCCTTCCAAGCTAATGAAACGAGTTCGACTCTCGTATCCCGCTCCAAATTTTATTATGTATTTTATTATGGGAGATTTATGAAACATAGATCATATAATGTTGATGGATATGCAATAGATGTCTATGACGATCTATTTACATTAGCTGAAAGAACTCATTTCTATAACTATATTTCTAATTCAAGTTTTCGGTTTGGCTGGGAAGATACTAGTGAAATTGAATACGGTAATTATAGATATTTTTATTCAGCATATAATCAAGAAGATCGTAATAATTTAGGAATTTTTGATTCATTAAGTCGTCATGAAGGTTTGCGATATACCCTTAGTCAATATAATATTAACAAAAGTATTGTTAATTTATCAATTCCGGTAAATACATATTTTAACCATAGTCATGTTGAAGACAAAGTTTTATTATATTATGTAAACCTTCGATGGAAAGAAGAATGGGGTGGAGAAACTCTTTTCTATGATGATAGTTTAAACGATATTTTATTTGCAAGCCCATTTACTCCAGGTAGATTAATTTTATTTGATGGACAAATTCCACATACATTAAGACCGCAGGCTGGTTCAGCTCCGCATTTCCGTTTCACATTCACAACATTCTTTACTAAAAACTTATGATTGAAAATAAACCTAGATCTTGTGGCGATTGTTCAGCTTGTTGCGAAGGATGGCTCCATGGAGAAGCGCACGGGCATAAATTTTGGCCAGGAAGACAATGTCATTTTAATGGAAAAAATGGTTGTACTATTTATGAAGATAGACCGGAAAATCCATGTAAATCTTTTAAATGTTTGTGGTTATCTGGGGAACAAAATGTTCCCGCGTGGATGAAACCGGATGAATGTAAAGTTATTCTCTCGTACCAAAATAAAAACGGAAAACCTTATATTTTAGTTTCTGAAGCAGGTAAACCTTTAAGTGCTGAAGTTTTATCTTGGTTATTTATGGAATATTTTAATGGTAATATAGGGAATTTCGCATATGAACTAAATGGTGGTATGAATTTTGTTGGGGACAATGAATTTTTAAATACATAAAATTGCTTGACTTTTTATGTATATTAGGTTATACTATATATGTACTGTGTACTTTTGTTATTATTTTAAATAAGGTGATTAAATGAAAATTTCTCAAGAAACAACTGCTATTCTAAAAAACTTTGCTCACATCAATCAAGGCATCTTTTTTAGAAAAGGTAATACTGTTTCAACTATGAGTCCAGGTAAAAATATTTTATCTGTGGCTACTATCTCAGATACAATTCCTCAAGACTTTGGTATTTACGATTTAAATAATTTCTTATCCGTTGCTTCTTTATTTAAAGAAGGTCCAGAATTAGAATTTGATGATAAACATGTTATTATTAAAGGTCGTGGAGGTCGTAGTAAAATTAAATATCGTGTTGCTGATCAATCAATGATTGTTGTTCCGCCAGAAAAACTTCCTAATGTTCCAGCTCCAGATGTTAAATTTACATTCTCTAAAGAAGATTTTGAGTGGGTATTAAAAACTGCAACTGTTCTTGGTGCACCTCATGTTGCCGTTGAATCGGATGGAACTACTGTATCTTTAGTTACTTTTGATGAAGCAAATGATTCAAGTCATGTTAATTCATTAGAAATGGCTGACGTTGATCCAGAAGGTAAAGTATTTAAATTAGTATTTAAAGCTGAAAATTTAAAAGTTATTCCAGATACGTATTCGGTTGAGATTTCTAGTAAAGGTATTTCAGCATGGACTTCTACTACAGCTGAATTAAAATATTGGATTACTATTGAAACGAGTTCAACATTTGGTAAATAAAATATGAGCGATTTTAATAATACAATGTTAGATAACTGGAATTCTTATATTCCAGCTACTTCAAGTTATAAAATGAAACAAATATTTTTATTTACTTTATTAGATGCTTATATTAGTGAAGAAGTTGATAAAAAAGAATTAATACATGGCATTAAATCAATATTAACAGAGGAATAATATTATGACTGAAACTTTAGAAACAGTATTTGGTACGCTTGATGATAAACAATTAAAAATTCTTACTGATGGGTTGAAAGAAATTTCAGTTCATTTTTCTAGAGTTGAGCGCGAAAAAGAAGCAATTAAAGATATCGTTGATGCCGTTAAAGATCAAATTGAGTTACCAAAGAAAATTATTAATCGTTTAGCTAAAACGTATCATAAACAAAATTTTGCTGAACAAAATACTGAAGATAAAGAATTTGCTAAACTTTATGTAAGTGTTGTATCAGGTCATACAGCTTAAATTGATTTTTGGGTGGCTTCGGTCACCCTTTTTATTATTTTTATTGTGAGATTAGTTTACATTTATATTTTTTATGATGCGTTTGTTTTCCTTTCGAAACTAAAAACAATAATTGGTATGTTAATTTATTTGCTTTACAAAAATTTTTAAGATTTTTTATAATAAATTTATTATTTTGTGGATCTATAATTTCATAATATTTTGCTGCACTAGAGTTACCTTTATGTGCATTTGACATTTTTTCTCTTGTTATACTTGACGATACTGGTATTCCTTTTTTCTTACTTGGTCTACCTTTCATAATTAATGATTGTTTTAGTCTTGTTTCTTTTGATGGGCTTTTTTTATAATTTGGATTATTTTCTTTATGTTTATCCGCGCCGAAATATCCGTATGGTCTTGCATATGACATATTAACAAACAATGGATTTTTAACGACATTAAACATTTCTTGTAATTTAAGTTCTTTCCATAAAGCTTCGCGTCTAGTGGAATATTGTGCGATTATTTCAATAGAAAATAACTCTAAATTAGATTTTAATTCCGATTCCCATATAGATTTATATTTTTTAGACATTACTGATCCTTTGTATCCATCTTGTATTCGTTGAATTGAAGATGATCCGATGTAATTTTTTGGAATTATACCTAAATCATTTTTTACTGGAAGTTTATTACCATGATAATGTGTTATGTATACGCAGTATTTTTGTTCAGTATAAGTATTTGTGCTGGACATAGTTGTCTCCTTAGATAACACGGTTAATGTTTAGTGCTACTGGATATGGGGATATCGCGAGTAGCTTTTTTATTTATATTTATTTTGAGGTTTATATTATGCTTAGAGAACAATTTTTGTGGACAGAAAAATACAGACCTTCTAAAATTGAAGATTGTATTCTTTCTGAATCTATTAAATCTACATTTTCCGAAATTGTTAAAACTGGAGGAATTCCTAATTTATTAATTTCTGGTTCGCCTGGAGTCGGCAAGACAACTATTGCAAAAGCTCTTTGTAAAGAATTAAATGCTGACTATATTGTCATTAATGGTTCTGATGAAAATGGTATTGATGTTCTTCGTGGTAAAATTAAAAATTATGCTTCATCAGTTAGTTTATCTGGCGGGCGTAAAGTAATTATTATTGATGAAGCAGATTATTTAAATGCTAATTCACTACAACCAGCTTTGCGTAATGCAATTGAAGAGTTTTCTCGTAACTGTTCATTTATCTTTACTTGTAACTATAAAAATCGTATTATTGAACCGCTACATTCAAGATGTTCAGTTGTTGATGTAAAGATTACAAAAGAAGATAAACAGAAATTAATGGCTCAGTTTTTTAAACGAGTTTGTTGGATTTTAGATGAAGAAAAAGTTGAATATAACAAAGAAGTTGTAGCTCAGGTTATTGCTAAATATTATCCAGATAATCGTAGAGTTTTAAACGAACTTCAGCGTTATGCAATGGGTGGTGTTATTGATGCGGGTTTATTATCGCAAGTTTCTGATGTAAATTTAACACCATTAATTAAAGGTTTAAAAGAAAAATCGTTTGCTGACGTTAGAAAATGGGTTGTTGATAACTTAGATAACGATAGTCAAACAATTTATCGCAAGATGTATGATTCAATGTATGATATTTTAAAGCCAAATTCAATACCCCAGTTAGTGTTATTAATTGGTCGATATCAATATCAAACAGCTTTTGTTATTGATCACGAGATTAATTTAATGGCTTTCTTTACAGAATGTATGGTTGACTTAGAATTCAAATAGGTGAGTTATGGATTTATTTAAAGAAGTTTTACCATCATTGCTTCAATATAAAAAATCTATTATTACATCCGATAACGAAAAACAATACGAACCTTATATTGTAAATCGAGCATTAAGTCAGCATAATGATTGTTTGTTATATGTAAATGAAATGAATCATTATTCTGGTTTAGATAAAAAGATGCAATATGATTTTTATTTGTTTATTTTACATAGCAAAAAACGCCCATTTCAAAAATGGTATAAAGCAAATGAATCAAAAGACATAGCATTAATTAAAGAGTATTTCGGTTATTCATCAGAAAAAGCCAAAGATGCGTTAAGAATTCTTACGTCTTTGCAGTTGGAAACTATAAGACAAATATTAGACAAAGGCGGGGTAATTAAATAATTTTATTACATTTCCATCCTTTGTGATGCTCTCTTAATTTATTGGAAACTTTATACATATTTTGTTCTGAGAGATTATTTTCTTTACAAAATTGTTTTAACCCAGTTATAATAAATTTAGTACCTATTGGATTTATTACTTCGTATTGCTTTTCTTTTAGCTTTTTTTGTTGAAGTCTATATGTATTAGAATTATATTTTGATTTTAAATCTTCCCACTGTTCTTTTTTAATATTAGAACATTTTAAGTTTCTATCTTCATTATAAGGAGAATTATTTTTATTCCAATTATATTTTTGTTTTTGTGAAATTTTAATTTTTTGATTTTTTGTAAGAGTTCCGCTATCTAACCCATTTTCCTGGATTAGATTAGCCCACTTATCTGATTCAACAATATTGTTTTCCGTAGAAAAATGTAACGCAATTTCTTTTATTGATGTATCATAATATAAATCTGAAATCCATAAAGTTTTTACAAATTGTTTGCCGTGTTTTTTAATATGACTTTTCCATTTTATTCCTGATCCCAAATATGTGCGTGGATCTTTAGTTGTCTTACCGAAATATTTTAATCCGGTAATGGAATGTTGTTTAATATAAAGATATGTTGGTTTGATGGGTGAATATATATTCATGCTGATTGTTCCTTAATAACAGTTAGTGTAAGTGGATGTTAGCGCATCGCGACTTACAAATATTTATAAATATATTATTATGATAATTTTGAATAAATAGGAAATATAAAAATGAGTGACATTTTTAATGGATATGGCGTTGAGGTATTTATTGATGAGAATAATTTTTTAAAAATTAAAGAAACGTTATCTAGAATTGGCGTATTATCTAAAAAAGATAAAACTTTATATCAATCATGTCATATCTTACATAAACAAGGTAGATATGTAATTATCCATTTTAAAGAATTATTTGGTCTGGATAACAAATCTCATGAAATTAGTGAAAATGATATTGCTAGAAGAAATACTATTGTAAATCTTTTAAGGGATTGGGAACTATTGGAAATTAGGCATGAAGATGAATGTAAATCTCCATTAGTTCCAATTAGTCAAATTAAAATTTTATCGTATAAAGAAAAAGATGAATATAATTTGGTTAGTAAATATAACATTGGCAAAGTTAAAAAATAATGCCTGGAGTTACTAGAAAAAGTACGGATTCAGCTGGAGGTAAATTAGCTGCTGGATCCGGTGATGTATTTGTTAATGGAGCTGCAGCAGTTAGAATAGGTGATGCAGTTACAGGTCATGGGGTCGCCCCTCATGATTCCCCAACTATGGCTGCTGGTTCTGGTTCAGTATTTGTTAATGGCATTGCAGTTTGTCGAGCTGGCGATGCCGCTACTTGTGGCCATTCAGCGTCAGGGTCGGGAGACGTTTTTGCTGGCGGCTAAATAGTTTTGCGAGAATGATTCTCGTGGAAAAATGACCTGCTTCGGGGGTCGAAATTAAATCTTGCTTTTAAGGAGAAAAATATGTACGCTAAAGACTTAACTACTTTTAGAACAATTCATAATTCAGCATTAATTGGTTTTGACGAATTATTTCGTAGAATCAATGAATTGGAAAAGCCGCAAACTGGGTTTCCTCCATATGATATTATTAAACAGTCTGAAGAGAAGTTTGTTATCAAAATGGCAGTTGCTGGATATACAAAAGATCAAATCTCAGTTACTTTAGATACAGGTAAACTTGTTGTTACAGGTAAAATTAAAACAGATGAATCTAAAAAAGATTCGGAATTCTTATATAAAGGAATTGCTGAAAGAGATTTTACTAGAACATTTACTATAGCTGATACAGTTGAAGTCGATAAAGTATCATTATCTAATGGTATGCTATATGTATCGCTAAGAAATGTAATACCAGATAACAAAAAGCCTAAAATATTTCAAATAGAATAATTAGGTTTTATAACTATAGGGGCAATCAGAAATGGTTGCCCCTTTTTTTTGCTTGACGAAAAATGACTTATATAGTATAATATTATTATAGTTTAAATGTAGGAGGTATTATGTCTTATAGCCGTTGGTCTTGTTCAGATTGGTATGCATTTCATACAACTGAATCCGGTGAAACAAAAGAAACTCAAAAACTAGCTTTATGGTATGCTGGAGCTGATGAAAATCCAATTTATACCTATGAAGAATTAAAAGTAATTACGCCAGAAATAATTAGAGCAAGGTGTGATATGGAAATTAGTGAAAGTAATATGGAAGAAGCGTTTTATATTATAAAGCAATTTATATTTGATATTGATGATGAATTTAACCCTGATAAAAAATGAAAGATAAATTTGTTAAATACTTTATGGATGTCGCCGAGAGAACTGCTCAGTTGTCCTATGCGACTCGTTTACAAGTTGGTACGGTCATAGTAAAGAATAATCGTATCATTAGCTGTGGGTACAATGGAATGCCTGCAGGGTGGACGCCTAATGATTGTGAATATCCAGTTTCTATTGATAATGTTGAATTTTCAAAATTACCTCTTGACGAACAAGCTAGATTCATGTATAATTCCAATAAAAATGAGTGGGAAGGATTAAAAACCTATGATGAGTTAATTCATTCTGAAGCAAATGCAATTAGTCAGTTAGCGCGTTCAACAGAATCTGGTATAGATGCAACAATTATTTGTACTCATAGTCCTTGTTTACAGTGCGCAAAAATTATATACAGTTCTGGTATAAAAACGTTATATTATAAAAACGAATATCGTTCAGCCGCAGGTATTCGTTTTCTTGAAAAATGCGGTGTTAAAATATATAAAATTGAGGAAGAAAATGACAGTTAAACAATTTAAATTATTATCTGGTGAAACAGTTCTTGGAACATATCTTGGTCCATGCGAAACGAGACCTGAATGTGATTTATTCGAAGATACGATTCAATTAGTTATTACTGACTCATTGGAAAATCCAAAAGAACAATCAGTTGGTTTTGCTCCATTTCCGGAATATAATAACCCAAAAAATAAAAATAAGATTGAAATTAATAAAAATTTAGTTGTATTCTATATTGAACCAGATGAACAATTTGTTGAACAATATAATAAAATTTTTGGTAAAATCTTAACTGCGCCACAAAAAATCTTTACAGGAAAATAAATGTCAAAATTCTACACTGACGTATCTATATTAGGGAATAGTATTTTATACAAAGGGATTGAAAATGGTAAGCGAGTTCAGTTCAAATATGAATATTCGCCTAAAGTTTATGTTAAATCAAATAAACAAAGTGATTGGAAAAATCTTTTCGGTCAATATGTTGAAGAAATCCAACCTGGAGATATTAAAGAAACCCGTGATTTTATTAAAAGATACGAAGATGTAGATAATTTTGAAATTTATGGTGATATCGGATTCGATGTCCAATTTATCTCCGATCAATATCCAAAAGTTATTGATTGGGATATAGAATACATTAATTCATATGTATTGGATATCGAAACTGCAACAGAAAATTCCGGTTTTCCATCTCCTGATTTAGCAGCAGAAGAAGTTCTTCTTATCACTATGAAAAACATGAAAACAAAACGCTCTACAACTTTTATGTCTAGAGAATATACTGGAAATAAAAAAGAAAACTGTGAGTTTATTTTATGTGATGATGAGTATTCTTTATTGAACCGTTTTGTTGATTTCTGGAAACATAGCGATATTGATATTATTACAGGTTGGAACGTTGAAGGGTTCGATATAAAATATCTTGTTAATCGTATTGCTAAAATTATTAGCGAAGATAGAGTTAAGGATTTAAGTCCATGGAACAGGATTAAAGAACGAAAAACTAAAGACGATTTTGGTAAACCAACAACTCTATTTGAAATTGTTGGAGTTAACGTTGTTGACTTTCGAGATCTTTATAAAAAATACGGACAGAAAAAACCAGAAAATTTACGATTAGAAACTGTAGCTCAGTTAGTTTTAGGTCATGGTAAATTAGATCATAGTGAATTTGATACATTTAAAGATTTTTACACTAATGGTTGGAATAAGTTTGTGGATTATAACATTATCGACTGTGATAGAGTCGATGAGCTAGAAGATTCAGAAAAACTTATTGATTTGTGCTTAACCATGAGTTATTTGGCCAAAATTAATTATGGTGATATTTATAGCCAAATTAGGATGTGGGATGCAATTATTTTTAATCATTTAAAAGCGAATAAAATTGTAATTCCACCTAGATCTAAAAATAGTAAAAATGAACAGTTTGAAGGTGCTTTTGTTCGTGAACCAGTTCCTGGGTTTTATCGTAATATTGCTAGTTTCGATGCCACTAGTTTGTATCCAAGTATTTTACAAACATGGAATATTTCGTTGGAAACTTTTACTGGTATGTTTGATGGTAATATTACAACTAAAGGTTTATTAGATAAAGAATATACTTTTCCAGAAGAATATGCTGTTGCAGCTAATGGTGCTATGTATCGCAAAGACAAAGTTGGTATGATTCCTGAGTTGATTGACGTTTATATGAAAAAACGTAAAGAGGCGAAATCAACAATGTTAAAATATGAATCTGAAATGGAGTTATTAAAAGCTAATAAAGATTATGATAAAAAAGAATACAAAAGAATATCTAATTTAATTTCAAAGTTTAATAATGAGCAGATGGCATTTAAAATTGCTATGAATAGTTTGTATGGAGCTTTAGGTAACGCTTTCTTTAGATATTACACCTTAGAAAATGCTCGAGCTGTAACTTTATCTGGTCAATACATTATTATTTCCGTTGGTGAATTTGTTAAATTAAAATTAGATAAAATGTTTAAAGCTGATTATCCATGGGTAATTTATCAAGATACAGATTCAATTTATCTTTCGTTAGAACCTATTGTTAATAAATTTTATTCTGATAAAGAATTTAAAGAAATTGTTCCTGTTTTAAGTAAAATTTGTAAAGAAAAGATTGATCCAATTATTAATGAATGTTGTGATGATTTGCAAGCCTATACTCATGTAAAACGTAACTGTATTTCATTTAAACTTGAGGGTATTAGTTCTAATGGTTTTTGGACTGGTAAAAAACGATATGCATTAAATGTGTATGAAAATGAAGGTGTTGTTTATAACGAACCTAAGATAAAAATTATGGGTCTTGAAGTTGTTAAATCTTCAACTCCATTAGTTATTCGCGATAAACTTCGTAGTTCAGTTGGTTTGATTTTAAACGGAACTGAAGGTGATATTCAAGATTTTGTAGCTGCGGTTAAATCTGAGTTTAAAAATTATTCTGTTGAAGAGATTGCATTTCCTCGTGGAGTAAATGGTATTGAAAAGTATTCTGATTCAGAAACGATTTATGGTAATAAATGTCCAATTCACACTAAAGGGTCGATACTATATAACAATAAACTTCGTGAAATGAATCTTCAGAACAAATATGAAATGATTGGCGAGGGTGCGCATATTAAATTTTGTTATTTAAAATTACCTAATCCATTAAAACATGAAGTAATTTCATTTCCAGTTTCAATTCCACCTGAGTTTGATTTAGAACAATATGTAGATTACGATAAACAGTATGAAAAAACTTTCTTGGACCCATTAAATGGTATGTTGGAAGCCATTGGTTGGTCGCATGAAAGAAGAAATTGTATTGATGACTTTTTTGCTTAAAGGAAAATAAAATATGAGTTTGTTAGATAAAATTAAAAAGAATAGTACAATTAAAGAAACTTCGGTTCTTTCTAAATCAAAATTCTTTGTTGATAAAGATATGATTCAAACGCCAATTCCAATTATTAACGTGGCGTTATCAGGATCTTTAGATGGTGGGTTTACTCCTGGATTTACTATGTGGGCTGGTCCAAGTAAACATTTTAAAACTGCATTTAGTTTATTAATGGCTAAATCGTATATGGATAAATATCCAGAATCAGTTTTGTTATTTTATGATTCAGAGTTTGGTACGCCGCAATCATATTTCCAATCTTTTGGTATTGATATGGATAGAGTGATCCACACTCCTCTTAAAAACGTCGAAGAATTGAAGTTTGATATAATGAATCAGATTGATAATATTGTCCGTGGAGATCGAATTCTTATCCTTATAGACTCTATTGGTAATTTGGCTAGTAAGAAAGAAGTTGATGATGCCTTAGATGGTAAATCAACAGCTGATATGACAAGAGCTAAACAATTAAAATCTTTGTTTAGAATGATTACTCCTCATTTAATGTTAAAAGATATTCCATTAGTAGCTGTTAATCATACCTATAAAACTATGGAACTTTATGCAAAAGATGTTGTTGGTGGTGGGTGCTTAGTAGAAGGAACTAAAATCAAATTGGCAGATGGTACGTTCAAAAATGTTGAAGATTTTTTAGTTGGCGATTTAGTTGAAACGCTTGATGGTAATAAAGAAGTCACTTATACTTGGAATCCACAAACTCTCGAGGATGGCGAACCAGAATGTTTTGAAGTTGAATTTGAAGATGGGTTTAAAGTTGTATGTTCAGATAAACATAAATTTTTGATTAATAATGAGTGGATTGAGGCTAAAGATTTAATTGTTGGAAGCGATGTGTCAGTAGTATAATAGAAATCCTCTGTTTTATAAATAACTATTATACTACAGAGGAAATAATATGAATTACAAAAAAATTTACGATCAAATAATTTCAAGGGCTATTGTGCGAAATACTAGTGATTTAGATTATTATGAAAACCATCATATAATACCTAAATGTATGGGCGGTTCAGATATTAAAGATAATTTAGTAAAATTAACAGCCAGAGAACATTTTATCTGTCATTGGTTATTATTTAAACATTTTAAAACTAGTAAATTAGCACACGCTTGGTTTATGATGTATATGTCATCAGATAATCAAGTTAGATATTCTAGTAAACATTACTCTTATGCTAAAAAAGCTCATAGCATAGCTGTATCAGGCCGAATGTCTGGAGAAAAAAATCCATTTTATGGAAAAACTCATTCTAAAGAAACAATTGAAATAATTAAAGAATCTAATAGGAATCATGTAAAGAGTAAAGAAGTTATTGATAATTGGGTATTAAAAGTAGCTAAAAAACCTAAATCTTTAGAACATAGAGCTAAAATAGGAAAAAAAGGTTTTACGATGCTACAAAATATACGCACTATGGAAATTATTCGAGCGCCTATATCGGAAATCGGTTTAATTTATGACGAATTAGAATGGGTTAACCCTAGAAAATTAAAACCTGAATTAAAACATAAATGTGTTTATTGTGACATTGTAACAACTGCCTCTAATCTAAAAAGATGGCATAATGATAATTGTAAAAGGAAAAATGATGCAAATTAAAAACGTGAAACCAGTTGGAAAAAGAAAGGTGTATGATATTTCAGTTAAAGATGCTGAACATTATATATTAGAGAATGGTGTAGTTACACATAACACTGGTAGTTATTATGCAGCTGATAACATTTATATTTTAGGTCGTCAGCAAGAAAAAGAAGGAACTGAAGTAATTGGATATAACTTTATTATTAACGTTGAGAAATCTCGATATACCAAAGAGAAATCTAAAATTCCAGTTTGCGTAAGTTTTAAAGGTGGTATTAGTAAATGGTCTGGTTTAATTGATTTAGCATTAGAATCTGGTATCGTTATTAAACCGAGTAATGGTTGGTATCAAAAAGTTAATTTAGCAACTGGTGAACTTTTAGAGAAAAAATATCGATTAAAAGAAACTGAATCTGCTGAATTTTGGGATCCTATTTTGGAAAGCACTCAATTTAAAGCATTTATTGAAAGTAAATATAAAGTATCTCATGGAGATATTTTTGGTAATGATATTGATGAAGATATTGATGCTGTATTTGCTGATGAGGAATTGGAAGATGCATAGATTAACTAGAATTGATATTAATGATATTTTTTATGTAACGCTTATTATTAGTTTTCTTTGTTGGACAATAGCATCTTGGTTTACTCATATTATAGTTTGTATTAACAATAAAGAATGGTTATTTTTAATTGCCGGAGCCATAATGGCTCCAATTGCGTGGGTTCATGGAACTGGCGTTTGGTTTAATGTTTGGTAGGAGAAAAAAATGGTTGACGAAAGAACAGTTGTAGAGTATAATTTCATTGAGGTCAATGGAGCAAATGGATTAAAATTAGAATCCGGTGAATTTGACGGGGTTATCGTAACATTAAGCGATCTTAGTGTTCAAGATGATGGTACAGATAATCCAGATGGATCTGCTGTGTTAAGTTTTAATTATGATGTCGTTTATGACGCCGAAAAACCAAAAGAATTATTTGAAACTATAGATTTTAAAAATACTATAGGTGATATATTAATGAAAATTCTTACTGACAGTATTAAAGAAGCAGGAGAAAATATTGAATCTGAATACGCTGATTTTGAAGAACCTTCATTAC